AGCCAAGCATATTGGACACGGTAAAGCTTTTAATGTTTATGGAGGATTAGTAAACGTACCAACTGGTAAGGTTCTTTGGTTGAATGGAGATCAGAACGAGAGAATATTGCGTAGACAGATGAAGTTGATTGGGTGCGATAAGAATGTCAGGGTGATTACTGAGTGGGATATGCAGTGGTACAGCAGATTTAAGAAGATGCAGAACAAGTATGCTTATGATCTTATAATTATTGATAGTTTGGATGGTTGTAATGATAGTAATCCTTATGAAGAGAACAGGAGAGAGTATGCGTTACCTATTAAGAAACTTGTTAGACGTAATGGACAGGACTTTCCAGCCTGTTCGATAGTTATTATTCATCACAACACCAAAGAGGGTAAGTTTAGAGGTACTACTGCGATTAAAAATGCGGTGGATGAGACATGGAATATGCGTAAGTTGTCTATGAATGATGCTGCTGAGATGGGTCTTACAGCAAATAGCAGACTAGTTAGCGTTGAGAAGTCCAGGGAGGACCGTGAAGGGCTTCGTATGATATTTACCCTGTTACCTGATTACTCGTACTCTATAAGCCCTGCACCAGATCGTACAGAAGAAGTTATTGTGGACACTCCAAACAAACATACTTTGGATATATTACGTTTGATGAGAACAGAACCTAAAGCTTGGTGCGTTAAAGACTTGGTTGAACACGATACAGTAGGTGGTGCTCATAGGAAACGGGCCATAGTTTACAGCATTAATAAATTGGAGGATCAGAAGTTAATTGAAGAAGTAGACGTTCCAAAAATAAAAAGTAGAGGAGGTAGACCGTCTAAATTTTATAAAGCAGTAGGTAAGGAATTACCAAAGTCTTTTACGTCCTTCCCGCGCGATATACCCCGTAATGGTGTGTATAAACCTAATAATGTAGATATTGGAACGGATTTCAAGAACAATGACTTTTGTAAAAACCCTAGTTTTGTAAAAACCCCTGGATCGGAAGGAGGTTTATACAAAGAGGAGGTTAATACAAAACCGATTGTTGTTGAAACCGATTCCACTGGAACGGATGAGGGTTTATACATAGACCCCCGTGGGTATATAGAGGAAAACGAAAAATTTTGGGGAGAGTAAAAATTGAACGAAAGAATAATACAAGTGTATGTTTATCCTATGAAAGAAGCAGAAGATGGACCGTTAGCCACGGTCAGATACACAGAATATGATGAAAAATCAAAACCTGTAAAAGTTAATCAGGTTGATTATCACGATCCAGATTATTTTCATAGTCAGGTATTACAGGCTGTATCGTATGGCCTAGATGTTTCTATCTTTACTCCTTTGAATGTAAAAGTACTTCAAAAGAAAATAAGATACTGGACAAGCTAGACTAATGTGCTACAGTAATAGCGTATATATTTCAGGTTCACCTTATGACCTCAACAATGACTAAACAAGAATACTCTGTCTACTATGGGATAGAGGAACTTAAAAGATTACACACAGCACACAGTATTGCGTTCGATACAGAAACATTACAGCTACAACCAGAAGAAGGTAAGCTCCGACTATTGCAGTTAGGGTGCTATTCTTCACGAACCATCGTAGTTATAGATTGCTTTGAGTTAGAGAAGAACGATTGGAACTATATAGAGGATTTTTTTAGTTGTACCAATAGATTCTGGTTAGCACACAACGCAGTATTTGATCTTGGTTGGTTACAGGAACATGGAATATATCCTACTGGTTTTGTTAGGTGCAGTATGTTAGCCAGCAGACTTCTCACTAATGGTATCCCGCAGACTAAGCATGGACTGGATGCACTAGCTAAAAGACAGCTAAATATGGATGTATCCAAAGAACAGCAGAAGTCAGATTGGGGTGCAGAAACTCTATCTAAAGAACAACTAACGTATGCTGCCAAAGATATTGAAGTACTACTTGAGTTAGATCAGGTGTTAGATCAGAAAATACGAACTGCCAGATTAGACAGGGCATATACCCTAGAATGTAGGGCACTTCCAGCTATGGCTCAAATGTGGAGGACAGGATTACCCTGGAATCGTGAAGAGCTACAGCAATGTCGTGTCGATTACGAAGATGACATTAAAGAATTAGGTAATGAATTTATCAGAGAACTTGATAATGATTTACCAGAAGGAAAAAAGTTACCACGAAACGATGATGGTTCGTTTAATCTTCGTGCGAAAGACGAAGGTTCAGTAAGATTAGGTACTAAAAAATATGCAGGATTCAATATCAAAAGCTCTAAGCAATTATTAGAAAAACTTGAATTAGTTCTTGGCTACACTCCTGTAAATGGTGACGGTAAACCTAGTGTTGCTAAAGATGCTCTGAAAAATTGTGCTGCTGATTCACCAACGATCCAAACACTTATGACCTGGAAACGTAGAGAAAAGCGTAGACAGATGATAGAGAGCATACAGGATAAGATGTCAGATGACGGATTTGTTAGAGCATCTTATATGCAGCTTGGTGCAGATACAGGCAGAATGTCCAGTATCAAACCTAATAATCAGCAAATACCTAGAGATTCAGAGTTTAGGCAGTGTGTTCAAGCACCTGAAGGTTGGAAGATAGTTGACGCTGACTTTTCACAGATGGAACTTAGGTTGGCCGCTGCATTAGCCAGAGATAAGAATATGACTGCTGCATTTAGACGGGGCGAAGATTTGCACGACTATACCGCTAATCAGATGGGATGTGATAGACAGATTGCCAAGTCTGCAAACTTTGGTCTGCTGTATGGTGCAGGAGCAGATGGTCTTAGAAAATATGCTGGTAGTAGTGGTGTGGTTATGTCACAGCAACAGGCTATTGAGATTCGTGATAACTGGCTTACTACATATAACGGTATTCGAGATTGGCAGCAGGAGATGAACTATACATCAAGAGCCACAGAAAATGATGAGTGGGCTGAGACTAGAGTTCCAGTATCTAATATGCGTAGGTTCTTGAAGGGTGATCTTAACAGGACTACTGTTAGATGTAATACTCCGATTCAGGGTGCTGGTGCTGCAATACTAAAATGTGCATTGGGTAACTTATGGGCCAAAGTTAAAGATGTAGGCGAAGATAAGGTAAGGATTGCAGCAGCCGTACATGACGAATTGATTCTTTTAGTCAGAGAAGATATTGCTAATGAATGGGCTGAGATCTTAAAAGAAACAATGGAGAAAGCAGAAGCGAAATGGTTGGGTGACGTTCCAGCATTAGCAGAAGTATCCGTTGGCGACAAATGGAGTGAAGTGCATTGACAACAGAACAAAAAATTCAGGCAGCTTTGAAACGCATTGCCGAACTAAAACTGTTAATTAAATATTGGAGTGATAAGAAGTAAAGCCAATTTACTTTTTTGGTGTTAGAGTAGTACAAGAGTAATAATTTAGATGGCATTAAAACACGGAAACAAAAGTTACTACCAAGTTCTGATCGACCCAAACAGATCAGAACTTATAGAAGAGCAAGCCGAGAAAGAAGGCATCCGTGGTACAGCCTGGGTTAGAAAAGTAGCGTATAAGGAATTGGAGCGTATATATCCAAGCACAACATATAAGGTGGCTGAAGCTAAAGATGAGTTGATGTGGAGAGAATCTGTAGAACGCAGAATACAAGGAAGAAAGTCTAAACAATGACTGAAGCCAGGATAATTGCTCTACCTACTAAATATGCTGGAATACAGTTTAGATCCAGACTTGAGGCTCGATGGGCTGTTTTCTTTGATGCTTTAAAAATAAAATGGGAATATGAGCCTGAAGGATTTAAACTTGATGATTTCGATAGAATGAGTTCAGAATCTTGTTATGAACCAGATTTCTTAGTTAGAACTCCACAGAATAAAGATATGTGGCTAGAAATAAAACCTCACCATATTACGCAAAACGATAAATTTGATAAATTTAAAAAATTAATATCTTGTTCCAGAGTTACTTTATTATCAGGGCAACCTGAAGATGTATTAAGCGAACATACAATGTGTCCTAGATGTGGAAGATTTTATGTTCCGTATGAGTATTCGTATGATTCTCACAGACGGCTTACTTGTTATCCGTGTGATATGGAAACTCCATGTGGAGGAGACAATGAAATACAGAAAGATGGATTTTTAGGATGTGCTTACGAACCATATAAAGGAGACATTATTGTATCAGACGAGGACTTTACTTTGATGGATATTTCTATACGAGATGCTGCTGAAAAAGCCAGAACATATAGGTTTTCTAAATGAATAACAAGGATTTAATAGAAAACTATCAGCACCAGCTTGCAGAATTGGAAAGGCAATATTTTTTTGAAAATATGGATATGAAGGAATATTGTGTGAGATATGATGCTATTAACAAACGAATTAATGAACTAGAAAATGAAGCGAGAGGAAACACAATCTGGCAGAAAATTAAAGTTTTTGCAGGACAACAGAAGAAAAAATTTAGTGAGATTATTGCTGGATGTAGAGCTTCGTGGGGTGGATCACAAGATATACATAACTAAAGATTTTAGAGCAGACCTTACAGTGCATGATGGGGATTGGATCAATGACCATATAAGGACTGCTATTGTTAAACATAACTATGAAATCAACAAAATTCCAAGATTACAGGTGAAGGACTTTACAATTAAAGAGATTAAGGAATACGAAAGATCTTCCTTATCTGACGACCAATAGTTTTCTTTTTTCTTAATTTTTCTTCCTTCATTTCTTTTATAACATTAAGAGCTTCGAGTTCTGCCAGACGACCCAACATACCCGCTAAGAATATATCCTGCTTCATTTGATGTCTTATGAGATGAGTACAATATCTTTTTACATTATCGAAATCATCGCTTTTCATTACTTCCCTGCATCGCAGTTCAACAGATAACTCCAGTTCTGGTGTAGGAGTTTCAAAGTCAATATCAAAGAAGGTATCTTTGCTCATTTTACTGGAAAGAGTTTTTCTTCAATCATCTTTACAATTGCATCATCTATATCATTGTCAGTTTTAGATGAAGCATCTTTTAGCATCATCAATACTGCCTTGCGTAGAGATTCACTTTTACCAAATTTGATAAACAATCCGATAAGAAACTTTGACATAATGTTTT